TCTGGCGTTCAAGCTGCGCGAGAAGTACAAGCCGGAAGAGCTGACGCTTGACGAAAACGGCAAAGTCAATGGCATGGATGACAAGCTCGCCGGGCTGAAAACACAGTTCCCGGCACAGTTTGAAAGTGCCGGACAGAAGAAAGTCGTTGAAAACAAACTGCCGGAAGGCGATCACGGCGGTGAACCCGAACCGAAATCCCTTGAAGACGCGCTAAAACTGGCCTATGAGCCGAAAAAAGAATAATTTAGAAATGAGGTAAATTACTATGGCTATGACCCTTGCTGAAATGAAGGTCGGTATGTCCGACAAGGTTTCCCAGCAGATTGTTGATATCTTTCTGCGTGAATCCGAAATCCTTCAGATGCTTCCCTTTGACAACTGCGTTTCCCCGCAGGGCGGCAGCACTCTGACGTATAGCTACATCCAGAAGAAGCTTCCTTCCGTGGCGGCTTTCCGTGCGCTGAATGCGGAGTACACCGCGAATCAGGCGACCGTGGAG